ACATTTTGACGCCGCTCTTCTATTGTAGATGCAATGTTAAAGCAAGAATCAGGTATTCCAACAAAACCTTCCCATGAAGATATTAAATCTTCTGTGGTGTTTATGTTATATTCATCACCTAATCTATTAATAAACGCACGATAATCTAACCACGAAGCCGCAAGACCTACTAAAACCTTTTTTAAATTATCGCCGCTATAAAGCGGGTTTGCAGGCAAATACTGTCTTAACACCCCAGCTTCTTCTTGCAATGTGCGTTCTTGTATTAAGCTCATTATGGTATTAGTATTGTTATCCCGCCCGGATACGTTATAGTTCCTAAAATTGCTAATTCACCAGTGCCAACTGCGATATCACCCGCTGGCGTGGTCAAGGTATATGTTGGCGTATTTCCACTTGAATCAATTACATTGGATATTACAGAATTATATTGATTTGCATTTACATTTGTTTCAACATTAACTGACGCAGATCTAAAATAATCTTTTAAGGCTTCTGTTATATTATCGCGCATATCTTGAGTGTTTGGCGATAATGCACTAAATTCAAAGTTTTGTGTTACTGGCGTTGGCCCGGATACCAAAACATAACTATCTGGCGTGTTAGCTGGCTTGATGCCAGTTGCTGGATCAATTATTGTGTTTTTAACTAAGTTAGCTTGCGCCCCTGTTGGTATAATATTTGTTTCTGAATCTTCTGTAAAATAAATCGTTACATAGCCAGCTGATGGCGTCGCATCTTGCACCCAAACTCTCGTAATTGTCGGATAAGCATTTTTAATAAAAGAAATAATACCAGCACTAGCAAAGGCGCTTGTCATATTAGCTGTTCTTGTCAATAACCTTGCTCTTGCCGACTCGTCACTTTCTGCATTTAGTCCACCTCTTATACCGCTAAAATCAACGGTCGCTATATTATCAACGTTAGGTATTGCAGCAACTAGACTTAATTGTGAAGCTGCGCCAGTATTTGATGAGCTGCCAAATTCTACAGCCCTAACCGCAACGTGTGCAAAAGTGGCACTTGTTAAAATAGTGCCGGTCGCTGGCGTTGCTGGATTATTAGCTACCGTATAAGTGAAGCTATTAGTTCCAGTAACTGAAATGGTAGCTGTAACGTTGTAATCAGCTTGATCTGCACCGCTTATTGTGGCCGACACTCCAGTGGCTAAATTATGTGCGTTTAGCGTGGTAACGGTAGCTACAGAGCCAAGCCTAGTAATTGAGCTAACAACTATTGATTCTGTTGTAATTGGCGTATCGCTTAAAGTTTCAAATAAGGTGCCGTCAGTTTTTTGAACATTGGTAGCAGCTGGAATTGTGGTTAGTGCCGTACCGGTAAAAACAACGCTACCGTCCGCCTTAGTGGCCGGTGCCTTTGTAATACCAAAAGTTGCTAACCATCTATCTAAAAAAGCACCTGTTGCAGTTTGTGGAAAAAGTTGAACTTCTAAAGCCTTAACAAGATTGTAATTATCTGAAATACCAGCTGTTGTTGACTCAACTAGTCCCTTAACAATACTATTGTCAAGTGTTGGGTCAATTTGCTTAGTAGTGTCAGTTTGGCCAGTATTTACAGACTCAACTAAGGCATTGACTAAAGTATTTTGAATATCTGCTTGTGTCGGGTACGTTAAAGCCATTAATTAACTGTATTAAAAAATAAATTATAATATTGATTTTCAGGCGTTAGTTCACTTATCAATTCAATATCGATATTTAACCCGCTACCTTTTTTTTCAACACTCACCTCTAAATCCGAGGCTATACCTTGATCTAATATCCAAGATAAAGAATCTGCAATTGCATCTTGAATCAAACTTGCATTTGATTGAGTATTTACTACTTGACCTGAATAATACCAGACCAATGATCCTACTTCGCTATTTTGTATATTATTAAATTCATTAGTAAAATGACCTCTGCGCAGTCTGGCATCTTTTATTTGCGATGCTGAGGCTCTATTTTCAGACAAGATAGATAAATAGATAGCACTATCGAGGCCTTGCGTGGTCTCTATATCGCCACCAGCAAAATCAATATCCCATTTACCAAGCTCATCTTGTTTAAACTTAAAATCTATCGCCATTGAATTTCTTGAATTTAAAAATTATATTTGTTATAATATGATTATGAGTTATAAATAAAATGTAGATTTTTTATGAAAGGATATTTTGAAAGAGCGATAATAACAAAATGCAATGGTAAAGTTGCTGATGTCACTGGTGCTAATAATTCTCTATTTACGAATGTAAAATTATTAATGCCATACGGTTACGCCTCAAATATTTTGATAAATGATAATAGTCTGGGTTTGTTATTGTTTTTACATGGTGATAGATCAAATCCTGCTGTTATACCTATAAATCAAGAGGTGCAGCCGGATCTTGAAAGTAGTGAGGTTGCTGTTGGTAACTTTAATCAAGGTGGTAAATTGGTTTTTAAGGCTAACGGTGATATAGAAATTACCGGTGCTAAAGATTTACTAGCTACCACTCTAGCAAATATTGAATTAACTGCTACAGCTGAGGCTAAAATAACAGCTCCAGAAATTAAACTAGAAGGCACTACCGAAGTTAAAGCTGATGCCCCAGAAGTTAAGCTTGGTGATGCAATTAGCTTGGTATTAAACGAAAATGCGATAATAACAGATAGCGTTGGCGGCCCTTGTACTATCAGCAACTCCGGTCAAACAAAAGTAAAGGCATAACATGAAGATGATAATTAGATTAGTTTTAATTTTGGTGGTTTTATTTCCGGTTAATAGTTTTGCGAAAAATTACGATTTTACTACTTATAAAGCCTATGATCAATGGTGGCGAGCGATGAATCATCAAGAGACTAGAGATATTATGGCAAGAGTTATAAAAAACTATAAATATGAAGATTACTATTATATCAAGCCGTACACGTTAACAGCTAGTAGCATGAAACAATTTAAAAGATGCGATAAGATGTTAAGAAAAGTTGATGCTATTGTCAACAAATCTTGGTTTGCGAAGGCTAGATGTGATTATATTAATACTTCAAAACCCGGTATCATATTATCTATTAAACAACTTAAAAATTCTAATATAGTTGCATATCATGGCGTTAATGGTCAAAGGGGTCTAGTTCCTGCAAATTCTCTAGTTAGCGTTAATAAGCTTGGCGAAGAATATTTTAATAGAATTATGAGTCAGTATAAAAAATCATATTTGCAAGAGGATTATGCCTCAAATTAAATCCCTGCTTTTTTGAATAATTCTTCTAAGATTGATTTGTTGAGTCCAGTCTCTTTTGTTATTTCAATTTCTTTTTTTACAGAATAAGAGCCTTTATTTACTATATTTAACCGTGTAACGCTACCACTGTCAGCATCCTTGGTAAAGCTAAAACCCTCAATTAAATATTGACCTTTAACATTAGTCAAATCATCTTCAATGTCAACTAAAGTATTGATTTCCCATAATATTTCACTAACAGGCTGTGAATAATAACCTTGCGTTACAGTTGAATATCGCGTGCCCTTCGCTTTATACATGTTGACGTGCCATTGGCTCATGTTTTGTAAGGCGTTGGGGTCAGTAGTTTTATTTGGATAAAATATCCGTTGTTGTTTTGATTTTCTTATTTGTGCATCTGTGGCAAAAGCATCTTGATTAATTAATTTTTTATCTACGGCATTAGTGTCTTGAGATGAAATATTAACCTTAGCAAATCGCTCATAAGTATTTATATTAACGCTTGAAGATATAATGTTGTTATTATTATTGTTTTTTTTACAAGTTAAAGCTCCGGGGCTAATCTTAGATTCTTCTCTTGCGATAACTAAATCACCTTTCTCGTTAGTTAACAATAAAACTTGTTTTTGTTTAGCGAAATGATCAAAAAAATCAAAGATAGTTGAATCGAGATTGGCAGCTTTTCCATCTCCTTCAAATGCATTAAAATTCAACGTATCTAAATCTTGACTTGTTAAATTGTTTATAACTTTAACGTCAATACTCGCCTCTTTTAAAACACCCTCAATAAGATTTTTAAAGTTTTTGCTATTATTATAAGAGAATTCTGGCATTGAGCTATCGATTATATCTGATGTAATATCGCGACCACCAAACGAAAGCTCATGGCTATTAACTCCAGCATCGATAGATAATTCTTCAATATAACCGGTCATCACTTTTTGATCATCAATAAAGATCTCCACCTTGTCATCCATTTTTAGGCCGTTAGCAATAAGGCCGTCAGCATCCTCTTTTACAGTAGTTGAAAAGAAGAACGTGCCACATAGGGCGTCCATCGATCTTGCAACGCTTGCATAAGTAAAGCCAGTGAATCTTTGACCATTGATATCTATTTCTAAGTTATTATCGACACCTTTAAATTGCTGAAAACTAACCATTACTTAGTAATTTAATTGAGCCGGAGACTTGCGACGTATCAACAAAATTATTTAACAATCTTATTTGATCTAATCTGTCAAGGTTGCCATACATCGAATAAACTAAAATGTGGAGCGGTAAGGGATTCACCTGATCAATATTAATTACCCTAGGTAGAGATAGGCCTATATTGTCCAAAACACCATTTGCTGCTCTTCTCATAGCGTTTAATGAATCAAGTAGATCTTGATCAATATTATCTGGCAATTTATCAAAGCTATTAGCAATATCTTCTCTGGTTTGATTTAGCTCATCAAGCGTCTCATAATCAATGTTAGCAGCTGCATCTAAGGCAGTCGCAAGAGCTGCAACGTTAATATAATTATTAATTTGATCTTGGTTATTCCTAATTGATTTTTGACGTGCTGAGTTGCCAAGGGCTATTTGGTCGCGCTCATCAAAACCAGCAAAAGAAGAGGTGACACCGAAAAGCTGCTTGGATGTCTCATAAGCAACGCCTAAATTATCAAAGGCAGTTCTAAATGTCGCGGCCAACTTTGAAGGGGCTTGCACTAGCCTAGCTGATGAATTAACAATCTCGTTCATTGATGTTGAAAAATCTGCAAAAGAATCACCTATGCCCTGCACTTGATCCGCTAATCTGTTTACTTGCCGAGCCGCTTTTTTAACAGTAGCGTTAAATCTATCAAATTCATCTTTAGCATTTTTAACTGAATCAACGCCAGCGTCAAAAGCTGCCTCATTTTCGCCTAATATTTTACTTTTAAGATCCGCTAAAAATCCTTTTTTCTTTTGCGTAACTGGTAAAATATTTCTTGAAGCTATTTCTAAGGTAATAGAAAAATTTGTCACACCAAGCTCTGTGATGTCATCTGAGGCAGTATAACCCTTACAAACGACGTTTTTCTCACCGTAGCGTGGGTGAACTAAGGTAATTATACCCGATCTATTCAAAACTTTAATTAATGCGTCTCTGGTCTTGTTATTAACGTTATCGTCAGTTTTTGCATTAATATTGTAAATATTTTCTAATCTACCAAGATCTTCAACATATCTAGTGTCTGAGTTTGGATATTCATGCGTTACAGTTTTGCGCCCCCCTTGAAAGGAGCCGTCTATATAATGAAATTCAACCCCGCCTAGTTCAGCTAGTGGTAAAGATGATAGTCTAAGAACTGTCATTAATAGCCCCCTCCTATAATTGTATTTTTACCGGTAAAGCCAATGGCGCTATTTTTTGCAGGCGTCATTTTAGTTTTTGTTTTTTCAGCACTTAGAATCTCAACGGCAATATTACCGCTTACGTCTGTTTTATTTCTTGAGTTAATCATTGCGTTAGATGTAAATGACTGGTTCATAGCAGCTTGATCAAGCTTAAACTTAGCCGCTGCAGCTTCCTGTCTTCTGGCCATTTCATCAAACTTTCCTTTCATCGGATCAATGCCAATAAATTGAAGTAAATTGTTTTTAGCTTCATTTAGTATTCTAGGTAAATTTGTTACCGTGGTTATAATTTTATTTATTGTATTATCAAAATCAGTAAATAAATTTATACCTACCTTAATTATCTGATAAACACCAAACAACGCCCCTCCTATTGCTGCGAACTTCACTGCTAATATAGCACCGGGTATAATTAATAACTTCATTGCGACCGCTAGACCGCCAAGGGCAATCAATAAAGGTGCTATTGCAGCAACTAGAGCGCCTATTTTAATTATTAAATCTTTATTTTGCGGGCTGATTTTATTTATTTTTAAGAATATGTCACCTAGTACATTAACAAATTTTGTGGCTGTAGGCAGCATTCTTTGGCCAAAAGAAATAGATAGATCCTTAAAGTTTGATTGCATTTTTCTTACTGAGTTAGCATACGAATCCTGCGTTCTTTTGAAATCACCAATTGAGTTTTTGCTTTTGTCAACAACAAACATAAATCTTGTCATCACTTTTTCAGCCTGCGTCATATCTTTAATAGACTTTTTTATTCCACGACTTCTTGCAAACTCATCAACATTGGCCTGTGTCATAACAATCCCCAACTTTTTAAGTGCTTCTGTCTCGCCATTAAAGACCCCTGATAAAGCAGTAGCGGCTCTTTCAACACTTACGTTTTTAAATGAAGCCATGTCACCAGATAAGGAAACTAGCTGTTTTGATAATCCCGCAGCTTTATCTTGATTAATACCCATAGCAGTTGCCATATCGCCAAAGAGAGCAGCCATATCTAGCGCCCTTCCCCTATCGATACCAAAATTTTCACCGGCTGTTTTTGCAAAGTCTTTTACTGATTGTGAAGCGCCACCAAAAGCAACATCAACTTTATTTACCGCTTCTTCATAATCCGAAGCTGCATTAATAAATTTACGCCCTAAAAGTGCAAGAGGTGCTGTAACAGCGATCAAGCCACGCGTGCCTAGTGACATCATTTTCTTGCCAACATTACCAATTTTATCACCTAATTTCTTAAAACTTTCACCAGCTTTTGCAGTTTGACGCTTTATCTTGTCAGTAGTCTTCGCCATCTGCTTTTCAATTTTCTTAAGCTTAGGCGAGATCTTATCTATTAATTTAAATATGAATTCATTTTGAAATGTTGCCATAATTATTCTTTATTTAATTCCTTGGCAATCTTTGAGGCTTCTTCATTTAATGTAATAAGCCTTGAGAGCGGCTGATTTTCTAACCATTCAAAGCTTGCCGCGCCTTTATAAAAATACGCTAAATTACAAAGGATAGCGTCTATTTTAGTACGCTCATCCAAGAATTCGCAAAAAAAACCTCAATATATCTAACTATAATCTGATCCAAGTCACTATCTGATAATTTGTTCAAATCAGAGTTTAAAACCTTTTGTTTCTTCTCTTCATCCTTAAAGCAAATTTCTTTAAGGAAAAGCGCCGTAAAACTGTTATAAAAAGAAGGAGCGTCAAAATTGCTACCTGCTAAGGTTATAATATGTCTAATTGATTTTGCATCTAAATCAAAATCCTCATCTGATTGCTCTTGTGATTGGCTAGTATTTTCACTACCCTTTGCCAATCCAATCATCGCACCTAAAAAATCTTGTCTTAATTTTAAAGTCAAGTCTCTGTGCTTATAATTAGGCGCTTTAAAATAAAGCGTCTCAATCATTTTTACCTCATTTTTACCATTGTCATTATAATGACTCTCGATTGGCTCAATCAATTTAATCTCTAACTCCTTAGACATATTATAAAATTTTAGTTATTATGCAGGTGGATTTGACTCAAAAACATAAGTCGCCTCTTCCATGTTCTTTCTTTCTGGTTTTACTGTTAAAACTGCGCTTGAATAGTTTTTCCCATCATACGTAATAACGTTATTGTTACCATTAGCAAAAAATGTATCAAACAACTCATTATTTTCAGGGTTACACATTACCGGTATAGATATTGTTGATTTATTAGTTGAAATATCTTGTGTGATAATAGTGTCGCCGTTAATTTGCGGGTTGCTCATTCTAGTAATAGCGCCATCAGTCAAGGTTGGTTCGCTATTTAATGCTACTGGTTGACCGTTAATTGCTAAATCGCCAAATTGTACTATATTTCCCATAATTTAATTATTCAAAGGTTGGAGTTATATTTATCAAAATTGTTCTAAGCTGAGTGTTAATTGAAGTCAAAATATCAGTAGTAATTTTACCTTCTGCCAAGTTAACAACAATGCTATTTCTAATTGCATCTCTAAATTGATTTTTAGCAGCTTCTGAGTTAACTAGAAGAACATAATTATTATCACCATTAAATCCAGATAAAGTTGCGTAGTAACCAACTACAGTCCCTTCAAAGCTTTTTGCGTTAACCATTGGACGGCCTGCAACTAACTTACCACTTGTCAAAATTGACTGCGAGAAATCAGCTTTAATGTTTTTAAACATATAGTCTCTGGCTATTGTTAAAGTATCAACGTAGTTTAAGTATTTATAAGTTGTATCAACTTGTCCTAAAGAATTGGTTTTGTAAGTTGTTACCGCTTCGTCATAAATTAATGTAGTATTGTTAGAGTTGTTACTTAACAACCATGCACCAGAATTTTTAAGCTCTTCTGTCTCAACGTCAGTGAAATCATTACCACTTTTAATAACTGGCAAGCCAACTTCTGGAGTATTAAAGTAAGGTATAGCACCAAAGAACGAGCCGCCTTGAGCTTGGCCATTTGGTGACAAGCTAGAAGTGTTAGCGTCAACTGTTAGCCTTAATTCTCTAATTGATGCCGCTCTAGCTGCTAAAACTAGTGGAGATTCAAAAACTGAACCACCTCGGTAATCAGCATTGTTAATGAGTTTGTTAGCTCTGTAAGCTAAAGTCTTTTGATTTAGAGCGTCAACTTGAGTGTTAATATTAGCATAAGTGTCTGTAACGCCGACAATACCAACGCCATCAAGAACTTTATTATCAACATTAAATCTTGCTTCTGTTTCAGTTGTTAGCGTTGCAATACCATATTCTGCAGGATAAACAATTGATGTAAATCTTTTGCCTGCAATTGGGTCAAACAAGCCTGTTAAAGCTGGATCAGTAGCGCCACCAGCCATTGCGGTAGTTACTAGTGTAACACCCTCAGACAAGCCAAGATCAAATTGAGTTCCAATTGTGTTACCTTGCGT